AGTCGGTTATGAAACGAACACCGTCGTTACATTTGTTTACCTATTTAGTATAGCAGGGGTGTAGGAATCCGTCAACCCCTGAAAGATGAGTGATTATACCCAAGTTAGTTTGCTCTCGTAATCCCAGGCATAAACCTCGCGATTACCTTTGATGCCCCATCCTAACCAGTAGTATGCATGTGTCATATACTGAGGAATGGTGTCTCCACGTCCTTCAAACTCAGGAAGGACACGTTGAAAGATAGGTTCATTAATCATCCAGCGAGTTTGACCTTCAAGTGAAGATGGATCGCAAGAGAACTTACCACAGAAGGTTCCAAGACCTCGGTATCGGTGAGCAGAAGTCCATTGGATTAAACCATACCCACCAGACAAACAGTTCTCATAGGGGACAATAGCACCACCTTCACAGATGTTAGGGATGAACTTACTCTCCTGCTTGATGTTACCCATCAGCGTAGCAAGAGCATTCTTATCAGTGATCTTAGTTTGTGCTTGGAGTTCCTTGAGGACATACTGTTCTTCAGCAGAGCATGTAGGACACTGCCATGAAGGTTCTACTACCTCGGCAACTCCATCAGGAAGTGGTGGTGCCTCTGGAAGGGTCATTAAGAATGATGGTACTGCTGCCAGAGATACTGCTGTACTCATCACTAGTGTTGGTAAAATCATCTTTCTCATTTGAACCTTCCTATATTAACATACAAAAAAAGGGGCGTCAACTGGATTGTGCCAGTTACCCCTTTGTCATGCGACGACGATACGTCACTATTTATTCAATTTGTAGGGACCATTAGGGGAGTCATCATTCCACCGTCACCTCCACCACCATTATCATCATCAGACTTTTTTATGATGTAAAGCATGAAGTTTGCTACCATAAATCCGACTGCTAGTGCTAGGAAGTTGGATGTATCCATCACCAGATACCTGGAATGATCTGCCCCGTGGTTGCATAACTGCCCATAGCAGCGATGACTCCGAGCATTGCTGCCCAACCGTTAATGCGTTCTGCGTTTTCGTTCATTGTTTTACTTGATAGGGTTAGAGAGTTTTAAGTAGTAGAGAGAAACTTCAGGTTTTGTGATGTCATAAGGATCGTCCTCAGCATCATCAACTTTACCTTCTTCTTCCCAGAGTTTTTCAATAATGCCGTTGTTTACGATCATACTATAACGCCATGATCGGAAACCCAGTCCTAAATTATTCTTCAGAACCAGTTCATTCATCTGACCAGTAAAGAATCCATTTCCATCAGGGAGATATTTGACATTCTTGATTTCAAGTTTGTCAAACCATGCATCCATTACATATGAATCATTCACAGACAAGCAATAAATTTCATCAATGCCGTGAGATTTAATCTCGTCATAGACTTCTTCATATCCTGGAAGTTCTTTAGTGCTACATGTAGGAGTAAAGGCACCAGGGACAGCAAAAACTAATACACGTTTTTCGTTGAATAGTTTATCGCTGCTTATGTTATCTTGATTGTGAAAGTAAAATGTTACTTCTGGAATTTCATTCATGATTTAGAGTCTGTAGTTTCAACTTCCCATGACCCGCCAACTCCACCATCCATGTTGACAACAATGTCTGGTGTCTTTGAATGATGAGGTTCGTGTGGTCTATCCATGGGTTGAGACTTAGTGTTGTCGTCTCGTGAGAGGTTCTTGATAACAATGAATGCATCTTTGTTATACTTACGAACACCATAAGGGGTTGCCCACTTTTTGTTGTACTCTGCACCTTGGTGGATGCCAGAGACTACAGTGCCACCAATTTCAATGACAATGTTATCATTTCGCACATCCCAACCAAGGGTTGCAATCTGATTCCAAAGATCATCTTGTGTAAATTGCATTTGGTGTTTAGAGAATACCAAAGAACAGTTTACCAGTAATCGCGTAAGAAAGCAAGGCCGCAACAAAACCCATCATAGCAGCACGTCCATTGAGTTTCTCTGCACGTTCAGCATACGACTCATAACCGTAACGCTCGGCGTCGGTCTGTGAGATATACATGCGGGGTTCGGTAGCCCACATGTTTGTGCGTCCACCGTCTTCAGTTGTAACAGTCATGATACGTTTCGTAATGAATCTTTACATAGTATATAGGAAAAAAAGAAGGGCGTCAAGCCCTTCTTATGATAATTATTTTTTATTGGTCGGTAAACCTCGGGTTATGAATCCTCAGAGATAGTAAATCTTGGCATGTTACTCATAGATGAGATCCATCCAGTAAGAATATACTTGGTTGACATGGGAGGATTACCTCGGTGAAGATGAGTAAACCCACCAGGCCATATGACTGCAGTGTTTTTGGTGGGTTTTAATTTTACCTGCTGGTATAAAAACTCAGTCTCTCCTCCCTCCTCAACATCATTTAGATAAATCATCCATGCCATTACACGATTTTTATTTGCCCAAGCAATGTTTTCACCGTGAAATGTATGGAACCCTCCCATGGGTTCAGTTTTTTGTAATAGGGTTACTCCAGACCACCAGTCTGGACCCTGAGTTTTTAGGTAAGGAAAATCTTCAAGGTAGGGAGAAACACATTTATTAAGTAGACAGTTATTAATATCCATTGCCACCGTCGGCCAGTATGGATCTAACGCAAGTTGTTTATCTTGTCTATGCTTATCATTAACAGTACTGTATACTACTTGCTGATCAATCATTTGCAGCAACGTCTTAATTAAATTAGCATCAAGTACATTGTCGTAAGTTCTAATAAAATTTTCATTCATAATATTTAAGGGGACCTAGGCCCCCTTTGTTATTGTTGCTATCGCGCTACAACCATCTAGTTTAATGTCTAATGGCAAAGACATTGTTATTTAGAGAGTTAGCGAGATGCCAGAATCACCAAAACTAATTGTATCTGATGCATAAGAAAGACCACCCAGTCCAACATCACCAACAGGTTGTGCTGCACCGAAAGGATACTCACCTACATCACTAGTGAATGTAATGTTATCAGTTCCCAGGGTAGTTTTTTGATCTGTTGTCTCGGCAATACAACGAAGACCGAGATAGTGTCGCCACAGTTCACACAAAGTATTTTGTGGAACGTTATCATAGAGTGCCTGAATTACGGCGTCTCGTGCTGCAAGTTCAGCAGCGGAATACTTAGTAGTCATAATTTATGCAGTGATGCAGTCGCGAATGTAACATGGGACACCTTCGGGATCCAACCATTTAGTATATTCAAAGTCCTCCATGGCGAGGTTTAGTTGCATACCATTGTCACAGAGATACATGTCTTTGTAACGCTTGGTCCATTCATCAAATTTCTGAATACGAAAGTCAGGTTTGCCATTGATCTCAAGCGTACCACACTCAACGTAGCGGTACGGAGAACGTTCAAGGAGGACTGTAGGTGTCATTAGGTAAGATCAGTTGCTAGTTTATCAATAAGGATAGCATAATCCTCGTCCACATCGCCCCAGAATTGGACTCCTTTATCCTCGTAAAATTTAAAAACTTTTTTGAAGATGTTAGGATAATCTGAATCTAGAAATACATCACCAGTTACTGCTTGATTGAGAATATCAAGGACTGGCGCAAACTTTTGCCGTGTTGTCATATCTCTTTAGCGATGTGAACAGATGCCCCTAAGGGCAACTCCCAAGGCTGGATTTGAACCAGCGACCAGCCGATTAACAGTCGGCGGCTCTGCCACTGAGCTACTTGGGAATGCATGCCCTTAATAGGGCAACGGGCAAGGAGGGATTTGAACCCCCGACCAACGCATTAGAAGTGCGATGCTCTATCCACTGAGCTACTTGCCCATTCTATAAGTTCGTTGATACGATTAGTTACCAGAAAGGACTCTTCATCACGAGCTGCAGAAACATGCTCGTGCAGTTGATCTACAAGTGCAGTGATCTCAGCATGAACTAGGTTCAGTTCAAAGTCGTTGTAGAGTTCTTCCTGTGTCATGGTCGTCTCTCGGAACCTCTGTAGTATAGCAGGGTAAGAGTCAGGCGTCAACCACCTTTCTGAAAGTAATCTTTTCGCATGTACCTACCAAGGATGTTGCTGTTGTAGTATGCAGGGGTGCCATCGTCAAATGCCTCCGTAAGTACATTATGCTTGAATAATTGTCGGGTCTCTTCATAGTTGCATTGACCCTTCGTTTTATGTAGGCTTAGTATGTGCCTCGTGAAGTTCAGTTTTCCGAACTTCTTAATGTCATCTTTAAGTTCTGGACAAGATCCGTAATACTTTTTCCAGTCAGATTCCTGCTTTACTTTTCGTTTTTTTCCAGGGGGAGTTCTAAAGGACCAAAAATACTTCCTCCCAACGTACGATTTGTGTGTGGTGACATTGGTAATACAGTAAACAAACCCAAAGTAATCCCCAACATCGCTGCTATCAAAAGCTCGTTCCATGTACATCCAAGGATTTTCATAATTAGATTCACTCATTAGTATCAACCTTCTTGAAATATTTAGAAGGTTGATTTTAATTTAAATTATACTACCTTTCCAGGACGATAGGTGGTATCTTTTAGTACCTCATCTAACAGTCTACCATACTCGTTGTACTGACGATCACCAGCGATGAAACATCTCTGTCTTCTCCATACTGCTTCTGAGATCATCTCCTTTTCTCTAGGAGTAAAATCTGCAAAGCGATCTACATTAGTCATTGTTTGAGTTTCCATTGTAATTAATTAGATACGATACTCATCAAGAATATCTAGTACTTTACTTAGAGCATACTGAGCAGCATCTTGTTCCTTCGGAGAACAGTTACCTAGCATTGATCCCTGGAGAATCTTGGTCTTTAGTTTGTAGACATGCGCTAGCATATCTACCTTAGTCAAAGCTGAGCGTGACATTAGATACTGGCCCAATCGTTATTAAAAATTTCTAAACCTTTGTCTGTAAGAATTGATTTATATAGAGAGTAAAAAGTTGTAACTGGAATAGTACATATATCAGCACCCACTCTAAATGCATGTGATACTTGGCGGGCTTCACGAATAGAAGCTGCCAAAACTTTAGTGTTGACTGAATGTGTTGCGTAGACATCAGAAATCTCCTCAATTAGAGAAATGCCATCCCAATGTTGATCATACACACGACCAACAAAAGGAGACACGTACGTTGCCCCTGCTTTTGAAGCAAGAATTGCTTGAGCAGTAGTGAATATCAATGTGACATTGACTGGTATCTCATTACTTGACAGTTCCTTACATGCCTTAAGTCCCTCGTAAGTACAAGGAACCTTAATAGTAATATTAGATCCTATATCCAAATAACTTTCTGACATTTCCAACATCTCTTCCGCTGTTTCACCAACCACTTCGGCTGAAACAGAAGAATTCCATGGAAGAATATCAGATATTTCTTTGATAACTTCTATTGGATCTCTACCTGATTTCTTCATCAATGTGGGGTTAGTAGTTACCCCATCAATTAATCCAGTTTCATGTAGGCGAGCAATAAGCTCAGCGTCAGAGCAGTCCAAGAACAATTTCATGGCACCTCTGTGCGTAGTTGTCTTATTTAGTATAGCAAGACCTACTACGATAACTAGGTTTATCTTCAAATAAAGACAAAAAAAGAGGGGCATTAAACCCCTCTTTGTATTACGTTCTACTTCATCTATTTGGCGTAGGTCTGACCACGATAACAGAATGTACCATGTGTCTCTTTGTTATCTACACAACGTGTAGTATACTCAACACCACGGTAAGCAGTGTGACTAATCTGTGCATTGTGCAATGCAGATGCCTTATTGATCTGCTTCTTGACCATTTGAAGTGTATTCATTTGTGAACTCCTAAAGTAGTTGGATTTTAATCCGTTCCTTTAGTCGTTTGCGTCCCAATAACATTCAGGATTTGATTCCTTCATGACCTCAACCAATTCAATCTTTGACTCAGTGTCAAGATGTTCGTACTTTCGCATCCGCATTATAATTGCGTCTGTCTGAGCACAGGTGAGGGTTGTATACAGAAGTATATCAAGCATGGGATGAACGCTCCGTTCCGCGACTTACTTGCGTCCCCGAAGGGATGAACGTAGGACCTAGTATAGACCCAGTAATACTATTTATCACTTTTGTGTGTGTCTTTCTTAACATTGTTCTTTTTGCCCTGCTCCCAGAGATACTGTAGTCCTTCATCCATAAGAGGACCTTCATCAAACTCTGACAGGTACTCATCAAATTTATTTTCGGCTTTGATTCTGAACTCTTCGCTCAGAGGACCGTTCTGTTTTAACTCTTCCATCTAAACCAACCCGTAATAATTAGTTTTTCTTGTGTTTCGGAGACGACTCCTTTGTGGCGGTGAG